ATAACCGAAGAAATCGCCAATATCGTCAGAAGTGAAAGCTGTACCTTTGTAGTGCCAGGGATTTTCATAATCTACTTCACCCATTTACTCATAAGTATGTTCATATCTATATATCACTAAATATTCAATAAAGATTGATATAAATGACTGTATTTGTTAAAAATTTAATAATTAATGCTGGTGAAGATTTTACCGAAGATTTAGAAATATTCAGTGCTAGTGGTGCTGGATTAGTTGATTTAACAGATTTCACAGCACAATCTCATTTAAGAAAACATCCTGATAGCACAAAATTTGTGGGTATTGCAGTATCAATTACAGATCCCACACAAGGTAAAATTAACATATCAATTGCAGATACAGTTACTGCTGCCATCAAACCTGGTAGACATGTATATGATATATTACTGACTCGACCTGGTGGTGGAAAACTCATTGGAGTTGAGGGAACTGCACTTGTAAGAGCAGGTATATCTACTGGTGTCTTCACATAAATAATAACATGGCAGTTTTTAGCACAAATCTTACTATACATACTGGAACTGATTTCGAGCAAACATTTGTTCTTGAAAACAGTAATTCAAATAGTGCCCTAGACTTAACTGGATATACAGGTGCTTGTAGAATGAGAAAGTATCATTCATCATCTCTTGCAGGTGCATTCAACGTCAATTTTCAAAATCGTTTGGCAGGAAAAGTTAAAATTGAAATGGCAGCAAACCTTACGCAAAATTTAAAAGCAGGGAAATATTTTTATGATTTGTTATTAAATAACGGAACCACCGTTGAAAGAGTTATAGAAGGAGAAGTATTAGTTAAAAGAACAGTTACTCGTCCTTAGATTTATTCTGATAATAAAAACTCTCACACTTAAAATAAATTCTAAGTTGAGAGTATTTGGAATTGTTGTATTTGTGTTGGATTGGTTTAGAGTATTCTCTATAAGGATTGCGTTGGATAGAAAGTTTGTCGTATTTTGAGATCATAGAGTATCGTATGGCACTCTATTTATAAGACTTTTCTACCAATATTCCTCTGGAACGTCGTAAGGACCGTCCATCTTTTTCTTTCTTTCACGTTCATCAAGAACTTCGTTTATTATCTTTTTGATTTCTTTACGAAGTAGTTCTAACGAAAATTCAATTTTGCTCATTCAGTTGCTGTGATACAATATCTTGAATTGTTTTGGCATCCATTTCTGTCATGATATAATTTGCCTCTTCTATTGTAGCAGCTTGTTCTGTAGATAGCAAGTATTCAAGAACTACATCATATGGTTCGTAATTCTCATATTTTGGTTTGAAATCTTTATCTTGGAAACTTGTCCTTTTGGTTACTTTTTTTCCTTTTGTTGGATCTGTTTTCAGTTTTCCTGTTTGTTTTACTGCTTTTGTTCCAGGTTCAATACCAGGTTGAATTCCATACTTATTTACTCTTTGTATGGTCGTTCCTCCACCACCTTCTACAGGTTTAATATCAAATCCTTTTTCTTTAAATTTATCAGGTTTTATTTTTTTTGCATCTTTTTGTGCCTGAAGTTTATCTCTCTGTGATTGCATAAAAGATTTTTCAGGTTTTTTACCATAAGATGCTTTTACAGTTCTTGATCCACCACCTGCAGGTCTTACCATTTTCATATCATAACCCAAATAACCAGATTCATCTTTTGGTGTAAAAACTGGTTTCTTATTTGGTCCAGATTTAACATTGAAAAATCCTTTCTTTGGTTTTATAGAACCACCTTGTTGTCCTGCCTTTCTAACACCCTGTTTTACAAGTTTACTAACTGCCTTAACTGCTGTCTTTACTAATTTTGCCTTTCCCTCATCAATATTTTCTGATTCAACGGGTTGATTATAAATTGATGAATACGCTTCTTTCATAGAATTAAGATTGTTTCTTCTCTCTGCCTTTTTCTTCAAATACTCTTTCTTTTTATCAGATGCTTCTTTACCTGTAAGGTTTAAATTTGTTTTTGTAGTTGTAACTTTTTGACCTTGATCGTTTATTGATGTAGTTTGAGTTACTTTTGCCCTTGGATCAATTTCTTTTCCAGAACCAGGAAATTTCTTTATTTGAGTATTAGTTTTTGTTTTGGTATCAGTTCCAGTGTTTGGTTTTGGAATTATCTTATTTGTTTTTTCCTCAGTATCGGTTCCAGTGTTTGGTTTTGGAATTATCTTTGTTGTTTCTTTATTATTTTGCGTGTTTGATTTTGTTTTAACATTACT